GCAGAAATTAATACCGAGCTACTACAGCATGAGGCTGTGTGTGCTGAACGGTATGAAATGATTCTGTTTAGAATTAATAGATTAGAGCGTGTGTTACTAGGATCAGCAGGTGCTATCATAGTAATTTTACTTTCTATAATTGTAACACTAACAACGTAAGGAGGTGATTAAATGCCGGGTTATATGATGAAAGACAAAAAGAAAAAGAAAACGATGTATGGCTATGGCGGCGAAGTGGGCATGAAGAAGAAAAAGAAAGTCATGTACAAGGATGGTAAAGAAGTACCAGAACTTACTAAAGCTCAAATGTCATTACCAAAAAATCTAAGGGATCAGATTATCCGATCAAAGAAAAAGAAGATGGATAATAAGAAAGGCTAGGTATGCCCTGTGTTAGAATATGTAGCAGCAGCAAATGCGGCCTATGCCGTTATCCGCAAGGCAGTTGAAAATGGCCGTGAACTAACTTCTGTCGGCAAACAGATTGCGGCTTTTACACATGCTACAGACGATCTAGCTAAACATGCACACAAGAAAAAGAACAGTATATGGTCAAACTTTACTGGAAAGGATGAAAGCGATTTAGAAGAGTTTATGGCTCTTGAAGAAATAAAACAAAAAGAAAACGAACTAAAACAAATGATGATATATCTAGGCAGACCCGGTTTACATAGTGATTATGTAAGGTTTTGCGTAGAAGCTAGGAAGAAAAGACAAGAAGCAGCAAAAGAAAAAGAACGCCAATGGGCTGCGTTTGTAGAAAGTTTTCAAACATGGTTTCTAATAATATTACTTGTATTGTTAGGGTTAGGAATTATGCTAGGTGGCGTTTGGATTCTTAGATATAAGGGGATCATTTAATGCCAAAGAAATTACAAAAAGAATCTATATATGCTGAGTATGATCAAGATGGTGACGGTATAGTTACTGATGAAGAACTTGGTAGTATTAAACAAATCAAACAAACAGAAGACGCTACACGAAAAAACCTAGCTCAACTTAGGATGGCTAGGTTTTCTTTAATTGCAATGGGTGTGTTTACTGCAGCTATGTTTTTTGTACCAATAGAAAGAGTCAACGCATTAGCTGATATTAGTAATTTATTTTACCTTACAGGTGGTGGTGTGGTTGCTACCTATATGGGGACGACTGCTTGGACGCAACGCAGTACGAACGGGAAATGATAACAGTGTTTGCATTGTATGTATATGCAGGTGCTTCACTACAACCACCAGTAACTTATTGGTATGATGTTAATAGGTGTAGGTATTTCGCTGGTAGATTAATGCGTCAACCCCCTATACCGGGCGAAAAAAAGCAAAAGATTACTGCTGTGTGTAAACTACAACAAGTAAAAAAGGGTACTGAAATTTACAAATAAGTGGTATAAACAGATGATATGGCTACAAAATTAAGTGAAAATACCGAGGTATCGTTACCGCTTCGTAATATGATAAGTCTAATTGCAGGTGCTGCATTAGCAACGTGGGCATATTTTGGTATTGTAGAACGATTAAATAGTATTGAAACTAGAATCACTCTGATGGAAGCTGATCTAGAAAAGAACACAGAGTTTCGTATTAAATGGCCTAGAGGTGAAATGGGAAGTTTACCTGCAGACTCTGAGCAGTTTATGTTGATTGAACATTTAGCTAAAGAGTTTGAAAAATTACAAGCCCAAATAGAAAATGGTCAAGCACCGTATGACCAACAACAAAAACTTACTTTAGAGTTTTATGAAAAACGTATAACGTCTATAGAAGAAAATATAGAAAAGCTAAGGAACGGATCACCATGATAGAGCTAGTTTTTGTATTGCTTCTATACAGTAATGGAGAAGCTATAGAATACACACCCTACGATAAATTATCAGAGTGTTTGTCTACAAAAAGGACAATTAAACGTAACGTTAAAGGCGGTGTAAACTTTGATAACCAGTGGAAATGCAAAGAATTAAAAGTAAAGCTGGAAAAAAATTCAGATGGGAGTTATGATATAGTAGAACTTATTGAGGAGTAATTATGCTACAAACACTAATAGGGCCAGTAACTGGCTTACTTGACAAGTTCATAGAGGACAAAGATCAAAAGGCTAAGTTGGCACACGAGATAGCCACCATGTCTGAAAAACATGCGCAGCAGATAGCGCTCGCCCAAATTGAGGTTAATAAGGCTGAAGCAGCATCTGGTTCACTATTCAAAGGTGGTTGGCGTCCAGCAGTTGGCTGGGTCTGTGCGATTGCTTTTGCATACCATTTTATAATCAAAGACCTAATTATATTTGGTGCATCTTTTGCTGGTGCAGAACTACCTGAGTTACCTGAATTTGATATGGGTACACTCCTAACTGTTTTGGGCGGCATGCTCGGAATCGGAGGACTCAGGACATATGAAAAGCAAAAGGGAATCACTAAATGAGAGAAAACTTTGATAAATCACTACAGCTTCTGTTGAAGCACGAAGGCGGATTCGTAAATCACGAACGTGATCCGGGGGGTATGACAAACCTCGGAGTTACTAAAAAAGTGTATGAAGAATGGTTAGGGTACGAAGTTAACAAACAGGATATGATGAAGCTTACACCAGAAGATGTTGCTCCAATATATCTTAATAACTACTGGATAAAAGCAGGCTGTGACGAACTGCCTTCCGGTTTGGACTACGTTACGTTCGATTGGGCTGTTAATTCTGGAGTAAGTAGAAGTTCTAAAGGTGTGCAAAAATGTTGTGGCGCTAATCCAGACGGTGTGATAGGGCCAAAGACACTAGAACTTGTTGCAGGGCAAGATACGAAATATATGATAGAAAAATTTAAGGAAGTGAGGCAAAGTTTTTATGAGGGTCTAAACCACTTCGATACGTTTGGTAGGGGTTGGACTAGGCGAAACGATGAGGCAACAGAGGTTGCACTAAAAATGGTTGAGGAATAATGGGATCAGTAAAGCTAACAAAGTTTCTAGGGGAAGCTCCGAGGATATCTTCGGAGCTACTTCCTGACGGAGCTGCTCAAAATGCTTTCAATGTTAAGTTGTATTCTGGTGATCTTATACCTTATAGGACTCCAAAGCTTGTTGAGAATGTCGGGCGAACGGGTACAATTCAAACATTATATAAACTTACTAATCCTGATAACGGTAACAATGTTTTTCTTACTTACTTAAATGATGTAGATATTGCTACTGCATCTGCGCCTTGGACTACTACTTCTAACACAGAAGATACTGAGCAACGATTTTACTATACAGGTGATGGTACGCCTAAAGTATCAAATTATGCTCTAGCTACTAGTGGTAGTGCTCCATATCCTGTATCCAACGGTTATTATGATCTTGGTCTACCACTACCCGAAACAACTCCAACAGCCACTGCTGTAACATTTAGTGTTGTAAGTTCAACACACTATGAGAGAGATAGTGGTAATACTGCAACATTCTATGGCTCAGCAAACCACAACTTACGCTCAGGTAATATTGTATCGGTTAGAGATTTTGGTACGTCAGATGAAGCTAAGTCTTTCAATGCTGCAAACGTAGAAGTTACTGTTCTTAACGACACAGACTTTAGTTATTTCAGCCCCGGTGATCAGGTATCTAAAACATCAAATACTTCTGGTCGTTCTGAACTTGCAGGTAACACACAGATTAGAACATATGTTTATACATGGGTTACACCTTGGGATGAAGAAGCTATACCATCTTTACCTTCAAACGAAGTGTATATTAAAGAAGGTCAAACTGTAAATGTAACTAATCTGCCTACTGCAAAGCCTTCTGTACCTGCTCGTAATTTTATTAGGGGTATTAGACTTTATAGAACTGTAGTCTCTTCCGCAGCAACAGAATACTTTTTACTGGCTACTCTGTGGTTCCCAACGGCTACCATGAAGGTAAAACGAGATAGTAATGTAGTTACCATAACTTTAGCAGAACCACATAATTTTATTGTTGATGACAGGTTTAAGTTGTCTGGCACAACTACAGACAGCGGCAGTATGAATGGTGAATTTTCTGTAGCTTCTATTGTAGATAAGTACACCTTTACGTTTAATGATTCAGGTGCTGATGTAGGTGAAACTGCAGATGTTAACGGTACTGTATTCCATGATGTTGCTGAGTCTTTAGACGACACAGCTAGGTACTGGGGTGACGGAGGTAGTTTTACTTTTGTAGATGACTTTCTTGTATCAGGTCTATCTAGAATATTAGACTCTGAAGATAATGACCCACCACCTACGGGTATGAAAGGTATTCGTGCAGCACACAATAATATTCTTGTCGGGTTTTTTGACAACCAGTTATGTTTTTCTTTTCCTGATAAACCACACGCTTGGCCAGAACGTTTTAGATTAACGTTTGATTCTGACATTGTATCAATAGAACCTATACAAGGTTTTATTTTAGTGCTTACAAAAGAGTACCCATACCAAGTGTCAGGTAACGACCCTGCTACTATGGTGTCTGCTCGTATTGATACGTTGTATCCATGCCTATCTAAAAAATCTGTTGTTAATATGGGTTATGGAGTTCTATGGGCTACGCATGGTGGTCTTGCTAGTTATTCTCCGTCTGCTGGTATAGACCTTGTAACTAAACTTATTCATGATTGGGATACTTGGAATGAAGCTCTCAACCCTGCTACTCTCATCGGCCATTATTATAATGGTAAGTATTTTGGTTCTCATTCTAGTAAATCATTTATCTATGAACGGGATGATAAAGTAGGCGGATTTTTTGTAAGTATTCAATATACGTTTACTGCCGCCTGTACCGATTATGAAACAGGTATTATGTATTACATTGGTGATACTTTAGGTAATTTGTATGAGTGGGATAATAAACAACAAGTTCTTTCTCCACTAGAATGGAAGTCAAAAACTATTGTTACTAAAGATTTTATGAATCTTGGTGCAGCTAGAGTTATTGCAGATTTTGAAACACCCGGATCAGAAACCGAAAATATAATAGCATTTAACAACGCTATACCAGCTTTCAACAATGGTATATTTGCTAAAAGTATACAACTTGGTTGTCTTAACGGGCCTACAGATTATATGGATGCTGGTGTTAGAGTAGAAAATATAGGTACTCTAAATGCTTTTGCTATAAACGCAGATGGGCAGACTAGATTTCCAAAAGATGTAACAGGTGTGTTGCCAGTTACTTTTAAATTGTTTGTTGATAAACAATTGATTTTTCAAGGGACAGTAAGTTCTGACGAAGTATTTAGATTGCCAAGCGGGTATAGAAGTGATACATTTGAAATTGGGGTGTCAGGTTCGTCAAGAATACGGGCGATACATATAGGTGAGACCCCATATGGATTGAGGACAGCATGAGCATTGCTAACAGGTTTACAAGTGTACCAGCAGTACCACAAGGGGGTTTTACAGATTACCAAACTGTACTTATTGGTGCAGTAAAAGAAAATGTAGAATTACTAACTGGACTTCGTGGTGAAGTTGACACTGCAAGTAAAGCTGTAACTCAAGGTCAAGTAACAGTAAACGAAATGGGTCAGCAGAAGTTGCAACAAACAACTGCAAAAGGCACTGGTTCTGTTATTACTATAAGTGGCACAGCCTACGAACTAGCTAATTTAGATGATGTACGAAAACTTATCGTTGATGTACAGACGCTAGCTGGTGATGTAGCTGAGATGCGAGCCACACTTAACTTTTTACTAAGACAACTGAAAGGACGGTAAATATGGTAATGAAACCTCAAACTGATCCTATGATGCAAGCTCAAGCTCCTGAATTGGTAAGTCCGGCTGTGCCTGACTCTGTGTCATTGGATTTACCACCAGCAATTGAAACACTAATAACAATGCCTGCACCTCCCGTTTCACAGGGAGCGTTAGGTGAAATAGCTACAGGTGTATCACAAGGGGGAAACCCGCAGTATCCAGCTTTGGATTTTAGGATGCAGCCTATGGTAATGCAAGAAGGTGGTATGGTTCCAACCCCACCAGCAGGATTGCAACCACAAATGGCCCAAGGGCCTACGAATCCAGCTATGATGGAAGGACAAATTAACCAAACAATGTCACAAAATCCAGAAATGGTAGCTAGGATAAGAGCAGCTATTGAGGCAGGTATTCAGTCAGGTGAGCTAGATATTAATGAACTTAACATGATTATACAGCTTGCTAAAACAGTCCAACAAAACCCAGCTATGTATCCTCAAATTAGACAAATGGCTATTCAACGAGGATTGATTCCAGCAGAAGAGATTCCTGAACAATACGATGAAGGATTAATTACTGCCATTATTATGGCGGCAAAAGCTATGGAAGCTGATGTACAGATTGAAGGTGCAGAAATGATGCAACCTCAACCACCACAAATGATGAATCAAGGTGGTATACTTATTGGGCCATCACATGCTCAAGGTGGGATACCTACTAAAATAGCAGGTGTTAATAACGCTGAGATGGAAGGCGGAGAGTATGTCATTCCTAAAAATGTTGTGAAAGCAAAAGGTACAGAGTTTTTTGACAAGATGCTTGCTCAATATGAAGAGGGCGGTGAAGTTAAATGACGTTACAAGTAGTGCAACAAGAACAGGAACAGAAACAATACAACGCTCAACTACTGTCTACTAAAGAGTTGTACGATAAATACTGGGGTGGGTGTATTCCTCTGTTCCAAGAATGTATTGACAGAGCCATGCACGGTGAAATGACTGTAGATGATATATATGATCGTGGTCTTAAAGGTCAGCTATATGTTATTGCAGTTAAAAATGATGATGGTGAAGTACCAGACGTAAAGTTAGCGTTAGCACTTGAACTTGTTTACTACCCTCAGTTTACAGCTATGAATGTATTA